TCTCCTACCTGATTATGGTAGATGAGAGGACCAAATGGATTTGCAATTTTATGGTCAACACAATTCTCCTGATCAAACCAAAGCATAAATGCCTACCGCACCGTATATATTATATATCATTATAACATAAAGTTATATTAATTCAACTAAAAAGTCTGCTTCTCCCTATGTTTACTATTGGTGTGATCTGCCACCTTGCTGCTGTTAAATTAAAAGTTGAACCACCATGTCCCAATATACCCTTAGAATATGCCAATGCAAACCAGTCCATTATAGATTCAAATACATCCTGATTCATATCATTCAAAGGACAAATCTTTTTAAACTCATCAATCAGATCATTCTTATCAACAATTTTATATGTATCTTTCCAATGAGCATAGTATTTACAAGGTATATCAGAAGCAATGTAATACTCCTTCTCAATATCCATCTGATCAAAGTAATCACTATCCTGAATGTACTTATAAGTCTCTTCCTCAACTACATCATGATTTTGATTCAATTTATTATATAATTCTAAGTAATCATCCTTTAAATCAGCAGGTATAGAATTAATATCATCATCTGTAAACCACATACCAGCACCTCTTCTCAAATGAACACCATGATACTTACCAAACAAAGTCTTAAACTTCTCATGATTCTCTGGATCTTTTACTGTAATGGTGCTTATGATATTATCTCCTAACTTAATTTGACCTGCCATATTTTGCAACCATGTCTCTAACCATTGATCTTGCAAATTATCTACAGTATTATCCCAACTACCATCATCCTCAAATATACTATTTGGGAAGTTCAAGAACTCACTCTCAGGATAGTATTTCTTCTCAAAGGATAAGAGATACTCTTCTCCATATATTAATTGTGCTTGCTCCCAATGATATAATCTATTGCCCAAGGAAGTATCATGAGGATGATATCCATCCCAAGGATCATCACCCAACTTACATCTCATTATTGTTTTATTATCTTTCTTCTTCCAATGCTTAATCAGGAGTTCCAACTCCTTTATCCTTGCTTCAGCAACCTTAATTCTTTCACTCATATTAGAATTGCTCATACATCTAGTTTGCGAAGACGGAATGATAATGCCTTACGCTCTCCTTTATCTGTATGTATAACAGGTTGCCCATGATCGTCAACTGTTATGTCAGTGATAACTGTTCTGACGTTTCTAAACTTCCCAACGTCCAACTTATCACCTATTTTAAGTTCAATATTAAAAGTGTCCACATTACTAAATGTTCATCATCTCACATATTATACACCATTTGTCAACGTCTTACAACTACTACATCCCCACCATCATCATCGTCATCTTCATCATCCCAAGGATCATCTATCTCATCATTCAAAGCATCTATCCTATCTTGCAATGACTTATTCAAAGGATCACGAGTATCCTTCTCAAAATTTACAACTAACAGTTCATCTGTACCTTTAATCTCTTTAACCTCTGGATGATTAGAGTTTAATGGGTTCTCTGGATTTTTATCCATCGGTCTTTTATTAGTGGTACTACTATGATTTATATCACTTATATTCTTCCACATCAAAGCAAATGCTCCACCTGCTAATGCAGCAGAACAAAGAACAAAAACAATAACTTCAATCATCTTCATTACTATTCCTCAATTCTATATTAAGAAGATAGAACCAAACGATACCAAGTACTATAATAGAGAATAACCTAATATTCTCTCCACTAATTACTATCGTTCCCATCACTCTTCTTAATCTTTTTATTCTGCCTCTTGATCAACTTAGCATACATGACATCCTCTCTTGTCCATAAATTAGGATGCTTCTTTGCTACTTTAATCAATCTCTTTGCAGTCTTCCTTAAGTCCTTACGTTGAGCATCATTATTACCTACTCTAACCTCATGATCCTTGTCCAAACTAATCCTCCATTTTGGTTTCTTCATCCTCAATGATCAATTTCTCAATCTCATCAACAACAGGAACTTCTTCCTCTTCAAACATCATCTCCAAGTCAAACTCATCATCAAGTTTACTTAGATCAAAATTCTGGAACTCACTATCTCCATCTGGAGAGTTATACTTAACATCATTAGTTTCCTTCCGAATCTGTTCATCCACAAACTCTTGCGACTCATCAACTCCAGTTGCTTTATCAAAATGCCCATCATCAATAGCATCATCAAATAAAGATTCATCAACTTCACCATCAAATAATGTTACCATAGGTGATAACTTATTATCTACTTTTGGTAAACCATCAAACATATCTGGACTGTCTTTTGCTATATCCTCCATTGTGTCTTGATTCATGAAGATCTCCTCATGATCCTGACTAACCTGTTGTTGGATACGTTCTACTTGAAGTTCATGATCCTTCATTAAGAATGTCATCTGTCTCTTATGTTCCTTCTCATGCAATTCAGCATTAGTATATAATCTCTCCTTCTCAGTATCATGCTTTAATTCAATCTCCTTCATCTCATCATCATGATTCTTCTGCATACTATCCATCTGAAGTTCGAGTTCTTTCATCGCTTCTTCCCATGATACAACTCTCTTCTTCTCTTCGTCTTCCTTTGCCTTCTGTTCTGCTATCTGACGTTCATTCTCTACATTAAAATGATCAACATACTTTTGAATCTCCTCCTCTGTGATAGAAGTATGTGGAATAGCACTATCATATTCTACCCACCCATTACCATTCTTCCATTGAATTGCCCATAGATGCTCAATATCATTAAAAGGCCAATTCTCTTTAGTAAAGAATATACCTTTATCGTCAACTTTAATGTAACGATCTGCTTCTATTAAAGTAAATACCTTCATTCCGATCCTCCAAGTGTATGAGTATGGTCGTTACTCTCATCAGCATCTATATCTATATCTGCTTTGATGACCTTTGTATCTCTTGCCTGTTGTAACATTTGAGCAGCAGCAGATAAGACATTAATATTAGTCTCACTTGCCTTTGACATCTCATTCCTAAACGATTCAACAGCAGCACCAGTACTTCTCTGTTGCTGTGAGTTCTCTATCATTAACATAGGCAACCATGTTACTGCACAACCCCATTCATCAACTGCTTCTCCTGTTTGTGGATTTGCACCTCTTATTTGTGTATACCATGAACAACCAAGTTGTTTACACTTATCTTGAATCAATGGACAAAAATCATCAGGTTTTAATTGTGCCATAATATAATTATATATCTAGTCTAATTGACATAGTATAACATCTAAGTATTGAATTGCCAAATTAGATGTTGCAGTATATGTTCCTTGAATTGATACGTCACCACTAAAGGGATGATCATGGGGACCTCCAGCAGCACCTTGATCCACTCCACCAGTGTTAGTAGCACCATCTCTTACCCTAGATCCTACATTACTAAATGGTGTAGCATTTGAACCACCAGTAGGTCCAAGTAAGTGTTCGTGTTGGTGTTCTGGTAACTCAGCAATTGATAGAGTATGGTCACCCACCACTTTTGGTATACCTGAAGGTGGTAGAATAGGTTCAGTATTATTTACAGTTATTGTTATATCTCTAGCAACAGATAATACTGTGGTAAAATCGAATGTACCAGACATTCCACCACCTGTTCCTGTTACTACTCTAAGTGCTTTATTATTGTATGAAACATCAGTCAACTGAGTCCATCCAGGAGGTGCTGCTGCCTCCCAAAACAATTTCCTTGTTCCAGCAGGATACATCCAATAAAGTGAATTAATGGAATTACTAGCATCTGCTAGATCAAATTGTACTCCATTGGATGTTAATCTTGCCATATCAACTGAACGTGCATATTAGTACATCGACATACTGAAGTCTTAAGTCAATCTGTCCTGCTCCAGTAGCAGTAAATGTTGCTGACCCATTAAAGGGGTGATCATGTGGTTGTCCTATCTGGCCACTAGGAGATACCACATTACCTGTTGGTGATGATCCTGAAACCCTAAAAGTTCCACCTCCACCTGAAGCAGAAGCAGTACCACCTGTTAATGAATTGTGTGTATGATCTGGTATCTGGGATATTGCCAGAGTAGTACCACCAACTGTACCAGTTACAGTTGTAGCAGCACTAAATGGTACTGCTAGTGATGATGTACTATTTGGGAATACTTGAGAGAATGTTAATCCACCAGCACCAGAGGTTCCACCAAATCCAAACCCACCACCTGTTCCATTAACAAGTCTTAATGCTTTATCGTTATGTGAATTTTCCTTTACCCATCCAGTTGGAGCAGCAGCTTGGAAGAATACCATAGCAGCACCCTGCTCAACTACACCATACTTTGATGCCAGTGAGGTAGAGTCTCCAAATGTAATTCCAGTCGCAGTTAATGTTGCTGACATTGTATAAGACTTCTATTCCTTTATTCTTTATTTAGCACCTTTGCAGATCCGTCATTAAACCAGAACCCATCATCTGTCAACTCCCATCCATCATCTTGCATTGCCTTCCAACTACCATACGTCTTCATTGCTTCCTCAGTTAGATTCATCTTAATCCATGCGGGCCAAAGTTCCTCTTCAACTTGGGGCATCTGCAATTCCTGTCTACGTTCCATTGCATATTCACGATACGCCTCTTGAGTCCATCCATCATTATATGGTGAATTTGCTTGTAACTCAGCATCCATCAACTTATAATCAAATAAGAGTTCTCTCTCTTTGTCTGGAGTATCAGTATCCCTGACGTAAACAGTCTTGCCACCATCAGGGGATTCGTAGATCTTAGCCATGTGTTAGTGATGCCTCCGCATAGTCACGATTGAATAGGTCAAGACCTTCTCTAGTCAGTACACTATTGTACATACTATCAAATGTCTTAATAGGTAGTGTAAGAACATGAGCACCATATAACAAGCAACGTGATGCTTGATGTGCTTCTCTAATAGATGCTGCTAAAATCTTAGTCTCCATCTTATGTTCCTTCTGAACACCACAGATTGCTTTGATTAACTCAACACCACTAAAACTATTGTCATTGAGTCTACCTACAAATGGTGAGAGGTATGTAGCACCTGCCTTCATTGCTAAACATGCTTGAGCAACAGAGAATACTAAGGTTACATTAGTCTTAATGCCACCATCACTCAATCTCTTACATGCCTTAAGTCCTTCAACTGTGCATGGTACTTTAATAGTAACAGCAGGTGCAAGAGGATAGTAAGTCTCTGCTTGTGCTACCATCTCATCAGCAGTCTCAGCAACTACCTCAGCAGATATACTCTCCATCTCAGGGAAGCGTTCTGCAAGTTCTTTGATAACCTCATGCTGAGTACGACCTGACTTCAGTATTAAGGTGGGGTTAGTGGTGACACCATCTATTAATCCAGTCTCATATCTGGAAGCAATAGCATCAACATCTGCGGTATCTAAAAAGAATCTCATGTTTGTTTACTTGTAGTTATACGGATCATGTTCCGTTGATTTTTTCTTCTGGAACCAGTCTCTAATCTTCCTCAGTAGTCTCTTCATCTTTAGGAACCTCCTGTCTTCCTTCTGGTCCAATAAAACCGACAACCTTCTCTTGATTGTCTCTATTTCTATACCCAATGTTAGCAACGACATCCATAACCCTTAGAATATCCTTAACGGATGTTCCCTCTGGGCATCTTGTCATAATAAAATCAAACTTAGCAAAAAACTCATCAGCGGCATCTGTGAGTTCTTCCATAGTTAGAGAATCATTCTTCATTAGGTTTCTCTGGGGGTGTTGCAACAACAGTCTTCTCACTATGAAGTACTTCAATTGCCTTGAGAACTTCTGGAGTCTCTTCCCACTCCCAAATGGACTCACGTCCCTTCTTGTCAGTAGTTTTCCACTGTCTTGTAGTCATGCGACCTCCTAGTACTTTAACAGTATATCATAATGATAACTGTTCAGCAATACATTTTGCTACGTTATTGTAGGTTTTAACACCTCCATGTCCCAGATCCCTACCATAATCAATGATAGGTATGTATGGAGTATCTAAAACCGTTTGAACTCCTTTAAAAAGAGTAAAGTCAGCAGTCATCCCCATTTGTCTAGCAATAAGTTGTTGCAACTGTAATATACTGTCCTTATGCCAATCATACCGTCTCATTGCTTTACCGAGTCCAGCAGGATCATCTCTCCATGATCCACATTGAATAGTACGATCCTTTAAGTATAAAGGAACTCTACTTGTATCTGGCCAACCAATAGCAATTGCTTTTGGTTTATAATATTGTAGTAAACATGCTAAGTTATGTACTGCAAACTGTCCAGAAGAACCAGAGACACCCATGTTAACAACATAATGTCCTGTTATCTCACTTAACTGATTTGCTATTGTATCCTCCTCAGAAACTCCAACACCAAATACTAAAGAACAACCTAAAACAACAATAGATTTCTTCCAATTGATTTTGTTAAGTTCTTTGGTACGATACCCAAGAGAGTTGGTTTTATATGTTATAGTCTCAGTTCTATACTTCCAGTCAGATGGAGTCCTTTTTAAATTCTGTTTGAACTTTGCTTCCCCATCACTATCATGATACCAACTGGTATTCAATTCTGTACGATCCTCAATCTTGAAGATCTTTACACTTCTACCTCCAGTTGGATTTTCAGTATATATTGTCATGAGAATACCTTAACATCATTAACAGTTGCAAATCTCTTTGCATCACTTATATCGTTCACCATAGGTTCACCCTTCACATTAAGACTAGTATTCAATAGCATTGGGCAACCAGTTTTACCCTTCCATAATCTAAGTAAATTATATAGGGGTTTATTATCACGCATTGTGACTGTTTGTACCCTACTAGTACCATCTACATGCACAATGCCTGGATATTTGTCAGGGAAATTACACTTTGCTGTGAATTGCATATATGGTGATCGTTTTACAGGTAGATCAAAGTATACCTTAGCATACTCTTCTAATATCACTGGAGCAAATGGTCTGAATGGTTCTCTACCCTTGATCTCATTCACCCTATCCTTAATTCCTAAGTCTCTAGGATCTGCTAGTAAACTTCTATTACCCAATGCTCTAGGTCCAAACTCTGCTCTTCCTCTGGCAATACCACATACCTTGTTGTCTAACAAATGATCAACAATAACTTCATTATCATACTTAGATGTTATATTAACTCCTGTGTATGGAGTATATGCAATATGCTTCTTCTTATGTGCTAACACTGCACCTATAGCAGATCCATTATCACCTGGTGCTGGCATGATCCATACATTTTTAAAGAATGAATATGCTTTAGGGTTAGCAGCACAATTCAAAGCACAACCACCCATCAAAACTAAATTATCACTATTAACTAATCTCTTTGCCTTCCTCAATATTAATTCAAATAATATCTCATAGACATTCTGTGTTGCTGCTGCAATATCATATATGTTCTCCTCTGGTCTCCAATCCTTACATCCCTTATGAAGATTCTTCTTAAACTTAAAATCCTCACCAATAAAGTCCTCAAACATTGCTTGTCTCAACTTATTAGGATCACCTAATGCAGACATTGCCATGAGGATATACTCTTCCTCATTTGGTTTTAACCCACACCTCTGAGTCATAGCACTGTACCAAAGTCCAATGCTATTTGGATATCTCTTCTGATATTTTAAAGTTATATTATCATTAACCGCTTCCCATATTGTTAGAGTCTGGAACTCTCCAATAGCATCAATGACAACTATACATGCATTTCTAAATCGACTGGTATAATATCCACCACAAGCATGAGTATAATGATGCCCATAGAACTTAACTGGGGCATCAATATACTCTGTAAAATTCTCTTTTAATCCTTGACCTGCACGTAACTGTCTTAACTGTTTTATAAATGGTCTCTCATACCAACAAACCAACTCTGGTCTACCATACTGAAGAGCATGATGTATAAGATTATCAGGTATTATTGGATCATTCTTTATACGACTAAATCTCTCACTCTCTGAGGCAAACACCAAACTATCATCTGCAAACACTGCTAGTGCTGCATTATGACTCTCTGATGATATCCCCCATGTTATCATTACACTTCTCCCAATAACTAAGTGGTAACGTTGGATCTGGTTTAATGTATGGTTCTACTTGATTAGCAGGACACATTGAACAAAAT